GCCAAATATTAGGAGGATTTTATCATGGCTTTTACAATAGCGGGAGGATACGGTAACTTACCTAACGGTAATTTTAGTTCCGTAATTTACTCCAAAAAAGTACAGCTTGCTTTTCGTAAAGCAACTGTATGCGGTGACATCACCAACTCAGATTATTTTGGCGAGATTGCCGCACAAGGCGATACCGTTAAGATTATCAAAGAACCTGAGATTTCCGTAAGCAGCTATGCTCGTGGTACAAACATCTCAGCCCAGGATCTTGACGATGAAGATTTTTCTCTGGTCGTAGATAAAGCGAACTATTTTGCTTTTAAAATCGACGACATTGAGGAGGCTCATAGTCACGTCAATTTCATGGATATGGCAACCAACCGTGCAGCTTACCGTTTGGCTGACCAGCATGACCAAGAAGTTCTTGGCTATCTTGCTGGCTACAAACAGTCAGCTTTGCATAGTGCAGCCGATGCCGTAAACGATCAAGTAAACGGTACAAAAGCAGTAACTACTGCTGGTTCAGATGAATTGCTTTCAAGCATGAAACTGAAAAAAGGTGACTTTGGTAACATCACAACAGCTTCTGCAGGTGATCATTCGATTCCAGTAGCAGCACGTTTGCCAGGTGCCACAACTCTGCCAGCAGCATACGCTTCACCAGCAATGGTTGTAGCTCGTATGGCTCGTTTGCTCGATCAACAGCAGGTTGATAAGCAAGGTCGTTGGCTGGTGGTTGATCCAGTATTTATGGAAGTACTTCGTGACGAGGATTCACGCCTCTTCAATGCAGACTTTGGTGAAGCTGGTGGACTACGCAATGGATTGGTCTTGAATAACTTCCACGGTTTCCGTGTATACACTTCAAGCAACTTACCTTCAGTTGGTACAGGTTCAGCTACTACAGGTAGTGCAAACCAAAACACTAACTATGGTGCCATTGTTGCTGGTCATGATTCTGCTGTCGCAACTGCGGAGCAAATCAACAAAACCGAAACTTACCGTGATCCTGACAGCTTCGCTGAGATCCTTCGTCCAGAAGCTCTTGTTACTGCAAAGTATAACTTGGCGTAAAGGGGAAATAAACAATGGCTTTACAATCTCCAGTTCGTATTGAGACTGCCGTGATTGCTCACGGTGATCTTACAACTAGCTCAACTCACGAAATCGGTGTAGTTCCAAACAATTGTGTGGTTCTTGCCGCTGGCGCTGAGTGTACTGCTGCAGCTACTATTGGTGGCGCTAATGCAGTAAGTTTTGGTGTAACAGGTGGTGACGTTGACATGCTTGGTACTGCTGATATTAATGGTGCTAAAACTTTAGCTGCCACTACTACCACAGTAAACGGCATTACAAATGTCACAACTGCTGACACGACCATTACTGCATTGCTTGCAGGTTCAAATGCTCCATCAGCAGGTTCTTTCCAGTTCTTTGTAGTATATGCCCCAATGGGCGCTACTAAAGCTGCTGCGGAAGTAGACCGTGATACGCTTGCATAAGTGAACTAACCTTAGGGGCTGCTTTCGAGTGGCCCCTTTAGGCTATCTAAAGGAAACAAAATGGCATATGATTTTCTAGGTCTGGTAAATGATGTAAACAGACGTTTAAATGAGGTTGAACTAACCAGTTCTAACTTCTCATCTGCCACAGGTTTTTACTCTCAAATTAAAGATTCAGTTAATTCTTCTATTAGGTATATAAATCAAAGCGAATTTAAGTGGCCTTTTAACCACAATACTCAAGAAGATACATTAACTCCTGGAACAGTTCGTTATGCCTTTCAAGCTAATGCCAAATCCGTAGACATGGATAGCTTTAGAATTAAAAGAGATGATACTCTTGGTAACGAAACTGAAAAATTAAAAATTATCTCTTATGAAGAGTACTTAGAAAAGTACAGTGACTATGAGTATAATACCTCTAATACAGGTATACGTACCATCCCAAGCTCTGTATTTCGTGCACCTAATCAGTATTACGGTGTTCTATCTCCCCCAGATAAAGCTTATACTTTAGTATATGAATACTATGCCCTACCTACAGACTTAAGTGCTAATGGAGATTCTCCTTCTATACCAGTACAGTTTAGGCATATCATTGTAGATGGTGCTATGTATTATGCTTACTTGTTTAGAGGTAATACTCAAGATGCTACCTTAATGCAATCTAAATTAGATGATGGTATTAAAAATATGCGTAATATCTATATCAACAGATATGACTATTTACGTTCAACAGTAATTGAAAGAAGCAATAGTCTTACTTCTACATTCAGCCGAGTATCTTAATTATGCCCACACAATGGCAAACGTTCCCTATTGAATTTCAGGGTGGGCTGGTTACAAATATCAGTCCATTGCAGCAGGGTATCAATGCCCCAGGATCTGCAAGACGTTTAATTAATTTTGAGCCATCTATCCAGGGTGGCTATCGTCGCATGGAGGGTTTTACTAAATACGATAGTAGCACTATTCCCCCTTACGGTACACCTTTAATTCAAGGCGGTTCTCAAACAGGGTCTACTTTAAATATAGCTAATATTTTTATAGCCCCACAAGATGGTGACACCTTTACAATAGCAGGTATCTCAGGTACTTATACCATTGCAACCTCAGGTGTTTCATACAGTTCAGCAAATAAAACTGCTACACTAACTTTAACATCTTCTTTAGCAAGCTCGCCATCAGATCAAGCCGCCATAACTTTTACTAATACAGAAGATCTAATAGAAGGTCTTATTTATTTTAACAGTAAAGCTGTTGCTTACCGTAATGCTGATTTATTTGAGTCTTCTGGATCTGGTTGGACTAAGATAAACGTACCTAGTTATGGCACAGTTCTTGTAAATGGTGGTAGTCAAACTGGCACAAGTTTAACTGTAGATGGGCTTACTGGTACTCCACAATCAGGTGATACATTTACTGTTGCTGGAATACAAAAAGTCTACACAGTGGTTTCAGATGCTTCTGTATCCTCTGGTGGAGCTACTCTGACAATTAGCCCAGCGCTTGCTTCAAGTCCAGCTAATGATGTTGCTGTTACTTTTTTAACTAGCAATAGAGGATCAGGTAAAAAACATCGCTTTGCTCGTTACGGGTTTACTGGCACTCAAAACATTATGATAGTGGATGGCGCTAATAATCCAGCTAAGTATGACGGTTCTACTTTCACTGTACTAGACAATGCACCTTCAGATGTATTAGCAGCATCTCATGTAGCAGAATTTAAAAACCATATTTTCTTTGCTAAGAATAAAAATCTAGTATTTACTGCACCTTATACAGATAATGACTTTACAGCTAATTCAGGTTCTGGTACAATAAATCTTACTCAAGATATTACTGGTATTATTACTTTCCGTGAACAGTTAATTATCTTTAGTAAAACTCAAATACACAGGTTGGTTGGTACTACAATAGCTGACTTTCAACTTCAACCCATATCTTTAGACATTGGTTGTGTACAAGACGACAGTATACAAGAAGTTGGTGGTGATATTGTATTTATAGGCCCAGACGGTATTCGTATGCTTAGTGCTACAGATCGTATTGGAGACTTTGGATTAGCTGTTGCATCTCGTCCTATACAGGATGAAACTATTACCTTCTTAAGTTCTAATACAAACTTTCACAGTTGTGTAGTCCGAGAAAAGAACCAATATCGTATATTTGGATATGCTGCTTCCATAGGTACTGACGGTGCTCGTGGGATACTTGGGACTCAGTTTGCCGATCAAACTTCTCAAGGTATGGCATGGGCAGAAACCAGAGGTATAAAAGCTTACGTAGTAGACTCAGTGTATACTGAAACTGGAGAAGTTACTTTATTTGCTCGTGAAGATGGGCTAGTATATAGAATGGAATCTGGTAATAGTTTTGATGGCTCTAACATTGTTGCATCCTTTAGTACTCCATTCTTTTCTATTAACGATCCAAGAGTAAGAAAAACTATTTATAGACTATCAACCTACATTGATCCTACAGGATCTATTGATGGATTAGCAACATTAAAGTTTGATTTTGACGAGCCTAATTTAGTACAACCTCCATCAATAACTTTATCAAACACACAAGCAACAGTATCTTTTTATGGTGTATCTACGTATGGGACAGGTGTATTTGGTGGTAAACTCGTATCAGTATTTAAAAGTCAAACAGTAGGTTCAGGCTTTACCGTTTCAATACAGTACGAATTTGACAGTGATGATCCACCCTTCTCACTAGACGCAGCAACACTAGAATTTGCAGCACATGACAGGCAATAAAGGAAAGTAACATGGGAACAGGTTACACACGTAACGATACAGCAAACAACATTGCTGATGGTAACGTCATAAACGCATCAGATCTTGATGGTGAATTTGACGCCCTGCAATCATCATTTGATGCTTCTAGTGGTCATACCCACGATGGGACTACTGGAGAAGGTGCACCTATTGAAGTTGTAGGACCATCTCAAGATGTTGTAATTACTGCTGCAGCTATGCGGCCTAAGACAGATGATACTGTAGACCTTGGTACTAGCTCTCTTAAATTTAAAGATGGTTACTTTGCTGGTAATCTTTCAGTAGATGGTAATATCACTCTTGGTGGTAACATCACATTAGGTGATGCAGATACAGATGGCATTACTTTAAACTCTGAGATTGCTTCTCATGTAATCCCTGATGCTGATGACACTTATGACTTAGGTGAATCTGGTAAAGAATGGCGTAACCTTTATATCGACGGTACCGCTAATATTGACAGTCTTGTAGCTGATACAGCAGATATTAACGGTGGTACACTTGACGGTGTAGTTATTGGTGGCTCTAGTACAGCAGCAGCAAGTGTTACTACATTAGCTGCTTCTAGTGATACTACAGTTGGTGGCACTTTAGGGGTTACTGGCGCTGCTACTTTGTCGTCTACACTCGCTGTTACTAGCAATGCTACTGTAGGAGGTACTTTTGATGTAACAGGGGCTGCTACCCTATCTAGCACAGCAGCAATTACAGGAAATACTACAGTAGGTGGTACACTGGGTGTGACTGGTGTTACTACTCTATCAGATAATGCCACTGTAGGTGGCACTCTAGGAGTTACAGGTAATACTACACTTACTGCAGATTTGACAGTAAATGGTAATACGACTCTTGGAAATGCAAATACAGATACAGTAACAATTACTGCAGATGTTGCATCAAACATTATTCCCTCAGCAGACAGCACTCATGACTTAGGTGATAGCTCCAATTACTGGGCTAACGCTTATATTGATGCTATTACTACTACAGG